TCAAGAAGGAGCTCAAACGTTCCAAAAAGTCTTTCTTTAAACGATAAAAAATATCCGGGTGGGTGGTAGGCAGAAAATTTTAGAAAGGAGGAGGTGCCTTGGGATGGCTAAATTTATTCAAGCGAGAAGTTCCAGAACCGAGTTTTGAATTTGATGAGCTGGAGCGGATCTTTGGAAATCTGCAACTAAAGAGCCTGTCGATTGACAAGGCTGCTGAATTTGTGGCCCGCATCTTTGCAAGGTCTGAGTTTAAGTTCATTGAGAATGGAAAAAAGAAGGCTACTGATTGGGATTATCTGCTAAATGTAAGACCCAACAAGAATGAATCTGCTTCTGAGTTTTGGCAAAAGGCGGTTTACCGCTTATTGACCAAGAATGAAGTACTGATTTTCTTGACGAATGATGATCAGTTATTGATTGCCGACTCATACATCCGACAGAAATATGCTGTGTTTGATGACACATTCACATCTGTGAGTTGTCAAGACTATACTTTCCAGAAACCATTCAAAATGAATGAAGTTATTTTCTTGCAATATAACAACAATCGTCTTCAAGAGTATTTTACTCAACTCTTCAATGATTATGAAAAACTACACACTCGACTGGTTGAAGCACTTGCGCGAAATAATCAAATTCGTGGAGTACTCAGCACTAGAACGAATGCAAGTTTTGACGAATCAAAACGTGAAAAGATGCAACGATATGCAGACGGTCTCTTTAAATCATTTACGACAAAGACAGTAGCAATTGTCCCAGCTCAAGAAGGAATGGAATACTCAGAGCTGACAAACACTACCGGGACATCGAACCTATCCGTAGATGAGCTCAAGAAGCTCCGTAGGCAATTTGATGACGAGGTGGCCGACATCTTAGGGATTCCAACTGCGCTGATGCATGGAGACATGGCTAATCTGGAAAATAGTCAGAAGATGTTTAATAGCTATTGCTACCAGTCACTTGTGAAGAAAATGAGCGATGGTCTGAACTTTGCTTTACTAAGCAAAAATGAGTACAAAGACAATAAGCGCCTTGTCATTATTGGTGAAGGGCAAAGAGACAAATTCTCGCTTGCTCAAAGTATTGACAAGCTGATTTCTTCCGGTTCTATGCTTATCAATGAGGTCCGTGAGGAACTTGGCCTTGAAGCTGTACCGTGGGGCGACAAGCCTCTGATCACTAAGAACTATCAACTTGGTGAGGATGTAGAGAAGGGAGGTGAGAAAGAAGATGAAAGTGATTTCGATTAAAGGAACAATCGTGTCAAACGATGATGCTTGGCTTTATGATTGGCTTGATTGGGACTGTACCGCTCCTAAAAATGTAGTACTTCCGGAAACTGGTGAGGACATCGAAGTTCACATCAATTCTGGCGGTGGTGATGTGTATGCAGGTAGTGAAATCTATACTGCATTACGGTCTTACTCAGGGAAAGTAGTTGTTAAGATCGTGGGCATTGCTGCAAGCGCAGCGAGTGTTATCGCAATGGCTGGTGATGTCATAGAAATTAGCCCTACTGCTCAAATCATGATTCACAACGTGTCATCACGAGTTGACGGAGACCACAACACTCTACTTCACGAAGCTGGAGTGCTTGAAGGTTTTAATAAGTCAATCGCAAATGCTTATGTTGATAAAACTGGAAAAGCATTGGACGATTTATTGGATCTGATGAACAAGACTACCTGGTTCGATGCTGAATCAGCAGTAAATCAAGGATTTGCTGACAGGATCATGTTCGCTGGAGAAATTGCTCCTACATTTGCTGCAAGCGAAACTCCAATGATCCCACATGATTTTATCGATAAGATGAAGTCAGCAATGACTCCAGATGTCGATAAAATCGCTGAGCTGGTAGCTAATAAGTTAGAAGCTCGACAGATTGCAAAAGAGACTTTTGAAAATAGTGAATTTGTACAGAAAAGATTCACCCTTCCAGAAAGTCCAGAAAATAACATAAACAAGGCTGTACCTAAAGGGTTCGGTCTTTTTGCATTTTAGAAAGGAAAAATAATAATGACAATGAAATTATCAAACAAATTCAACGAAATTCGTCAGAACTTTTTGAACGCAGTGGCAAATGGTGCGCCTCAAGAAGAACAAGCGAAACTCTACAATGAAATGATCGAGTCGATGACAAATGAAATGATGGAACAAGCTCGTCATGCTGCTCATGAGGAAGTTTCAGCAATGAACCCTTATGATGCTAAATTGACTGCGGAAGCCCGTGAATTCTTCAACGACATCGACAAAACTGTCCCTGTAGGAGTAGAAAAACTCTTCCCACAAGAAACCGTTGACCGTATCTTTGATGATATGGTAAAATCTCGCCCGCTCTTGCAACATATTGGATTGCGCAATGCTGGTATCCGCCTTAAATTCCTCAAATCAACTCAAACTGGAGAAGCTGTTTGGGGCAAGATCAATGGGGAAATCCAAGGTCAATTGAAACAAGCCTTCAACGAAGAAGAAGCTATTCAAAACAAGTTGACTGCATTTGTAGTCATTCCTAAAGACTCTGAAAAATTCGGTCCTGCTTGGTTGCAAGCATTTGTATCTGCTCAAATCACAGAAGCGTTTGCTGCTGCTTTGGAAGCCGCCTTCTTGAACGGAGATGGAGATGGCAAACCAATCGGTCTTTCTCGCACTCTTACAGGTACTGTAGCAGGAAACAAAACAACTTATGCAGAAAAAGCTGTTGAAACTGCAAAACTTACATTTGTGGACTCTGCAACAGTTGTCAAAGAATTGACAAATGTTTACAAATATCACTCCGTTAAATCTGATGGTAATCCAGTTGCGGTTGAAGGAAATGTCGTGATGGTTGTCAACCCAACAGACGCATGGGATGTTAAAAAACAATACACTTCCCTAAATGCTCAGGGAACGTATGTAACAGCAATGCCGTATAACTTGATCTTGGCTGAGTCAATTGCTCAAACCGCTGGTAAAGTGACTACATTCGTCAAAGGCCGCTATGATGCATTTGTAGGTGGTGGTATTGAATTTGGACGCTTCACAGAAACTTACGCTCTTGAAGACTTGAACCTCTACACTGCTAAGCAATTCGCCTACGGTAAGGCTCACGATGAAAAGACCGCTGCTGTTTGGAAATTGGAAATCAAATAATAGGTGGTGACACCGAATGGAAGAAACAAAACAACTTCATCCGCTTCTAGGAACATTCAAGGAGCGGATGAAAATCTTTCATGATGCAGAAGACGGGAATCTTTCAAGGATGTTGACTTCATCTGAAAAAGCAATTCTCGACTTAACAGGAGCTTTTGATTTGTCAGATTCTCGCACTGAAGAGCTTGTTTTGGAACGTGCAAGATATTTGTACAACGATCAGGTCGAGTTTTTCTTTGCAAATTTTCAAGGAGAACTCCTTGAGTTATCACTTCAAAACCACCCAATAGGAGGAAAAGAGTGCTAGAAACAATCCAAGATTTCTTTGACTTGAAAGAAAATGTTGTCCGACACGTTGGAGACATTTTTGAAGTTGATGATGATCGAAAAAACGAATTGATGAAGAAATTACCTGATTTTGTCAAAGAATACGATTTAGTAGCTTCGGAAAATCCAAACGAAGATGTAGTTGTGGAAGATGAATAAGCCTGAGTTTAAATACAAGAAGCCAGAGACCAATACAAGCGAATTAAGAACTCCAGTAGAGTTTTATAACTCAAAAGTACTTGAAGGATTAGATGGCCGGGATGTGAGCTTTGAGAAAGTATTTTATACATTCGCAAAAATCTACTCACCTAGCTTAAAGGATATCGAAATTTCAACAGGAAAATCAATGACTGCAAAGATGACCTTGAAAATTAGAGATCCTTTAACAAGTTATCAACCTGACAATAAGCATTTCGTGCAAGTAAATGATCACCGATTAGAAAATAAAAAATGGCAGATCATTGATGTTCGTCCCGATTATGACAACCGTGATTATTTAATTGTTGTTATTGGTGGATCAAATGACTAGTGGCGCTACATTAAGAGGCTTCGATGAAGTCATCCGGAATTTAGAAGCAAAGCTTGGCGATGCGAAAGTGAGAAGGTCTGCGAATAGAGCTTTGAAAGGCGCAGCAACTGAAACGCTTGAAGACTTTCAAGTAGCTCTAGAGGTTTTCAGAAAAACCGGAGAAACAATCGAAAGCGCAACAGTCGGAAATGTAACGGGTGCTTTTGAAGGAGTGCCAATGGTTAAGCTTGGTTTTGGTGCTGGTTCACGTTGGAGGTTGGAGCATTTGAATGAATTCGGATATGCAAAAAAGGCCCATCCAAGGGGATTCGGTGTTATCCGAAGATTTTCGGAAGCCAACAAAGAAAAATTCAAATATAGGTTAGCAACTAAATTGAAAGGAGAAGGGCTTGGATGATTAAAGACAAGATATCAGAAATATATGATGCTCTGATGAGCGATGAGGAACTTTCTAAAATCACTATCAAATCATTTGAGCGTCCTGAAACTTTACCAACAGATCAGACGAGTATTGTTATTATCCCACTAGGGCCACCTATCCAAAGTGACCAGGGAAGTAATACAAGCTTTTCAAAAACATTTCTTTATCAAATCAATGTCGAATCGACAAACCGAATTGAATGCAAAAAATTGCAAGGGTTAGTCGAAAAGGTGATGGAGTCACAAGGATTCTATCAAATCGCTGGGGGTCTAGATGAATGGATCCCTGAAATCAAACGCTATGCAGATGCTAGAACTTACAAAGGGAAGAGCAAGCTGTATGACGATTATTAGAAAGGAAATTTAATATGACACAACAAAAACAAGGAACTGCTACAGTTGGTTTTAAAAGCCTTACAGTTCGAATTTTGGATGGGAATCAAACCATCACAGAGGGAGAAAACCTCTTTATCATCCAAGGTAAAAAAGGAGAAGGTGCGACTCAAACCGCAAAAATCTCCGGTCTTGCTGTTGACCCTACAAAAACATTCGGAAGCAACATCGCTTACCATGTAAACAACCGTGGGGTTGGAGATGTCAAAGTAGATCTTGGTCTCTTGGACATTCCAGTAGCGCTTTACATTAAAGCTCTCGGCTATGAAAACGATGATGACATCCTTGACTTTGGGGCTGACACAGTTTCAAAAGATGTCGCTATCTTGCTCGAATCAAACACTCCAGATGGTGGTGGAGCTTACTATGGATTCTACAAAGGAAATCTGTCAATGGATGCAATCGATCTTAACACGATCAAAGATAAAGCTGATGAGCTTGCTACTACAGATGTATCATTCGCTGCAGGCGCAAGCACTGATGAGCAAACCAAGAACAAGTACGGTACAATGTACTTTGGTAGCGATGAAGCAAAAATCAAGAAATTGAAAGCAAAACTCGGTATGGCAGCAGCAGGATAATAATTGGGGCATTCAGCCCCTTTATTTATCTTTATATCGTTGTAAACCTTTACAATTATTGATATAATAAGTTGTGGAGGTTTTGTTATGAAAAATAAGAAAAATACAGTTTTAATAACATTAACAATTATGATCACTCTAGTTTCCATTGTACTTGTTATTATGCTCGTAAATTCCAACAATCAACTTTCTAAGACACACAAGGAATTAGAGAGCGTAAAGGAAGAGAAGGACAGAGCTGTCATGGTAAAAGATAAGCTCTCTACATACGTATCAAACGTAGATCACGATTTATTTCTGGAAGCAAATGATTTCGTTCTTGGAATGAATTCATTGACTAGCTACAAATTTGGGGACGGAGTTCTTTTCGACAAAACTCAAATCACAATCAACGAACCAAAAAAGCAAACGTCTGGCATGCTGGCTATGGAACATGATTCAAACAGCTTTATACCAGTCACAGTAACGCTAGCCATTACAAACAATGATTCTTCGAACATTGAAATCAATCCAGGTAAAATACTTGTAAGTGATGATAAAGGGAATTATCTTGCATACGATTCTGTAATCACTAATGACGACACTGTTGCAGTCCAATCTAAAAAAAGTGTTGTGATTAGAGCTGGAGGAAAGGCAACTATCGCAATAGTCTATGCAATGAACAAAGATAATTCCAATAATGATGTTAATAAAATTGAATTTTTAAATAAAATTTGGACAAAATGAAATAAGCACCATTCGGTGCTTTTTTAATTATAGAAAGGCAAACAATGTCAAAAATTACATTTACCATGAAGAATGATGCTGGAGAAGATGTACTATACTCTAGTAAAGAAATTACTACTCGTGATTATCGTGATTACCTTGTACTAAACGACTCACTCACATCAGATAAGACAGAAGTTGAAAAATTGGATCAACAATTAGGCTTCATTGCGTCACTATTTGAAAATGTGACAGTAGAGCAATTGCTAGAACATACTGATTTCGCAAAAATCATTGAAGTGTTCACTGAAATCTATGCTCATCTTGTGGGTGATGTAGACCCAAAGGGGAAAAAATAGATCCTAAAAACGCATTAAAACGTTTCTACAAATTCGTTAAGGAAGTTGCTGATGGACCATATAACATGAATGTCCATGATGTGATGGAATTAAGCTGGGAAGATCTGATCGGAATTATTGATCTTGATAAAGATCAAACCGAAAATGCGTCTTTAGATCTGGCTGACATTTTTGGAGAAATGGAAGCATAAAGCCTCTTTGGGCTTTTTTGTTTGTAAAAGGAGGAAAAATGGCAGGTGGAACGCCACTAGGACAAATGTATATAGAACTAGGGCTGGACGTGTCAAAGTTCAATCCTAGCTTAACAAGTGCAAAGAACGCTGTGAAGTATTTCCAAAATAATGTCAAAGCGCTCGATAGCACATTGAAAAACAATGGTAAGAGTACAGAACTCCTAAAAGCAAAATATAAGTCTTTAGGACAGGCCATTGAAGCGCAAAAAAAAGTACTCGATCAGATGAAGCAGAACTTCGATAAACTTGATCCTGGATCTGCTAAATTTGACAAAGCCGCTGCTGATATTGAGCGAGAAAATGCAAAATTATCAGCAATGGAAGGACAACTCTACAAAGTAGAGCAAGCCTTGAAAGCTGTTGGACGTGAAAATAGCTTTTCAGGTAAAATGGAAGCCCTTGGGAAGAATTTGGTTAAAAGTGGAGACAATATCCAAAAATTTGGAAAAAATGTCTCTGACTTTGGAGGGACACTAACCAAAGGAGTAACAGCTCCATTGATTGCAAGTGCTGGATTTGCCTTAAAAGCTGCAATCGACTATGAAACTGCATTTGCAGGAGTCAAAAAGACTGTAGATGGAACACCGCAACAGTTCGATAAACTATCTGCTAGTATTCGTGAGATGGCAAAAGAAATGCCATCAAGTGCAGTTGAAATTGCAAACGTTGCGGAAGCAGCTGGACAATTAGGGGTACCAATTGGAGCAATCAAGGACTTTTCTAAGACCATGATCAATCTTGGTGTCTCTACAAACTTAAGTTCTGAAGAAGCAGCATCATCAATTGCTAAAATCGGGAATATCATGCAAGTTTCTGGGAAAGATCTGGGTACCTGGTCTGCGCATTTTGGATCAGCAGTAGTAGATCTTGGCAACCATTTTGCCACAACAGAGCGTGATATTGTCGAAATGACCAACCGTTTGGCAGCAGGCGGTAAGCTAGCTGGTTTGACTACACCAGAAATTCTTGGTCTTGCGACTGCGATGAGTAGTGTAGGTATCGAAGCAGAAGCAGGGGGAACTGCGATGAACCAGACCCTTACTGGTATCGGTAAGGCAGTAGCTGGTGTTGGTAAAGGTGCGAAAGAGAAATTAGAAGTGATCGCACAAACTGCAGGAATGACGGCAGAGCAATTCTCTACAGCTTGGAAACAAAAACCAGCAGATGCATTGCAAGCCTTTATTAAAGGTCTACAACGTGCACACGATGAAGGCAAGAATATGGACGGTATTCTTGATGAACTTGGAATGACAGGTATTCGTCAAGGTAATATGCTGAAATCTCTTGCATCTGCATCGGATAAGATGGGAGACGCTGTCCGTAGGTCAAATAGTGCGTGGAAAGAAAATACAGCTCTCACAAACGAAGCTAAGAAACGTTACGAGACAACAGAATCCCAGTTGAAGATCTTTAAGAACCAGGTGACTGATCTGGCAATTGAATTTGGTGGTCCATTGTTAAAAGCTATGAATTCAGGTTTGCAGGCTGTGAAACCATGGATTTCAAAACTGGCTGACATGGCCAAGGCTTTTAGTGAAATGAGCGAGTCTCAACAGCAAAATATCATTAAATGGGGATTGCTTGCAGCAGGCGCAGGTCCAGCCTTATCAATCCTTGGCAAAGGTATCGGAGTTATCGGAGGAATCACTAAAGGTATCGGCTTCCTCACTCAAGGTATTGGTAAAGTCGGTGGTGGGCTTTCTGTATTAGGCAAGACATTCCAACTATTTAAACAAGGTAGCAGTCTTTCTTC